CGCTTCCATTGAGCTCGACTATATGCTTCGCCACGGGTACAACCATGGCGAGATAGAGATCTCCTTTCCCCGATTCGAAACCAAGCTCAAAGTTTTTATAAGAAACGGCAAGATGGAATATGCTAAGGTGACAGAGCACCCGAAAGGCATCTTTCCAAACATTGACTTGAAATCTTAGTCCTTCCCGCAGCCCGGGCGGACACCCTTTTCACTTTCCCCACCCTCCCACAGCATGGGCGGTGGCTCCTAAGGAGCCACTGTCTATGCACGACGACGAATTCGACGAAGATACCCCTCAAAATTTGGAAGAAGAATTAGAAGCCCAGCAGGCCGATGAAGCTATTGACTTGGAAGATGGCTTGGGCGATGAATCAACTGTAATTCCTGAAGGCTGGCTTCCTTTCAAGCAATACGGCGCGAAGTATGGGATCCTGTCCGGCAGGGTTAAATGGCTCATGAAGTCCGGGAGGCTTATCCATAAAACCTTCGGGGCGGACGGGCACATCCGGTTAAAGAGAATCTGCGTTCTTGATGTCCCTCTCGATCAACACCCTACCACTGATCAAGATAATCTCCCCACAGCCCCCACTCCAAAAGGTAAATACCGGCAGAAGAAAAAAGCTCCCGCAAAGGTCGCCACAGACTTGGAGGCCAAGAGGAAGAAAAATCTTCGAGACAAATACCTCCCTAAATTCATCGAAAACGCCCCGCCGGAGAGAATGACGTTTACAGCTGCGGAGCTGTTGAAGATCTTCGGCATAACACAGCCGATATTCCATCGGGATTGGAAGAAGTGGGGGTTGGTCGGCCGGAAGGCTCCGGAGGAGTACAAGCATCTCAGTGGTGGTGTCAGGATTGGCGCAGGGGACATATACACCCGCAGAGATGTCGTCAGGTTCCTGCAAGGCGAATGGGAAAGGTCCGAGGATGGGGGGACACCCGATGACATCTTAATAGGCGCTACGGAGGGTGTGAAGGCGCTTGACGGGATGTATTTCAACTACGACCGTGCAAACATCTACCCCTTTGACGCAGAGGGCTTCTTTGGCTGGCTCGAAGAGGTTGGGCTCATGGTTGAGAATAAGAGGCTCAGGAAGTGGGTGCCATATAAGTTATGGTCCGTCCAGAAAGAGGCGGTCAAGGGAATACTGGAGGTGGATAAGAAGGGGGATTTTACGCACAAGATCGGGATTTTGTGCTGGCCCAGGGGGGAAGGGAAGAGTCTGGCTAAGTCCTCGAAAGTGTTGAGTTTTTCCGGCAAGATGGTGAAAGTAGAAGATGTTAAGGTCGGCGATTTACTGATGGGGCCGGACTCAACTCCGCGTAAAGTTCTTGCGCTTGGCCGTGGAGAGGAAGAAATGTTCGAGGTGACTCCCATGCGTGGTGAACCTTTCATCTGCAACCGGTCACATATCTTGGCCCTTAAATACAGGAAAGAGGTCTATGCCGGGTTTAAGAATGGAAAGAAGATAAGGCGGCAGGAGATTCACGACATTAGGATGCACCTCGATGACTACCTGAAGCAGGGAGTGGACTTTAGGGGCCGCTGTATGCTTTATAGGGTGCCTATTGACTGGGTGGAGAAGCTGGTTGACCTTGACCCTTATTTTTTGGGGTTATGGTTGGGAGATGGCACGTCGAAGGAGCCCAGTGTCACTACGGCAGACAAGGAGGTCGTGAGGTATCTCGCGGGAGTTGCAAAAAGTTTCAATTTGAGGCTAATCAAGAAGGCTCAGCCCAATAATAAGTCGTCAGTGTATCTCCTTTCAAATGGCAATGGGAGGAAGGGTAATCATAGGGGGTGCCCAAATCCCGTTAAGGAACTGTTGCGCAAATATGGGGTGCTACATAACAAACACATCCCTTTTGAATATAAAACTACTTCTCGGGAGGTAAGGCTTCGGTTGTTAGCAGGGCTCATAGATTCAGACGGCTACCGGAATCGTAACTCCATTCAGTTTACCATGAAGTCTCGGCAACTCGTGGATGATATCGCGTTTATCGCCAGGTCTCTTGGCTTCCACGCCGAGATCAAAGAGACGCAGAAAGGTATTAAGTCAACCGGGTTCGTGGGTACTTATTACTGTCTCGGCATTTCTGGGGACTGCTCAATCATCCCCAACTTAATCTCCAGAAAAAAATGTGCTCCTCGCAAGCACAACAAGAACATACTTTGGTCTGGTATCAAGAACATTGAGTCGAAGGGCATGGGTGAATATTATGGGTTTGTCCTCGATGGCGATCATCTTTTTCTCCTTGAGGATTTTACTGTCACCCACAATACTCTCCTCGTATGTGTCCTCACCCTCTTCTTCTTTTTTAACGGCTATTCCGAGACGATCACCCTCGCCGGCAACACCAGGGATCAGTCGAAGTTTACGCACTATGATCTCTGCAAGGGTATAGTCCAGCACACTCCGAAATTACGGAAGACGCCAGGCCTTGAGATAAAAGAGAAGCACATAGCCCTCAAGACAGGCCCTAAAGAGATGTTCAGCTACATGCAGGCTGTTCCAACCTCGGTCGGCCTCCTCCCTGGCACCACGCGAGCCGTGTTCACAGAGCTCCATAACCTTCAGGATACCAAGTTTTTCTACGACCTCTGGACATCGCTCAGGAACGTTCCGAACGCCATGGTGCTTGTGGACACCACGGTCGCCAGGCCGGGGCATCTCGTCCACAACCTTTGGCAGACATATACCAAGGGAGAGGACCCGAAGATATTCTTTCACCATTACGCAGATAAGCACTACAACCCGGAGATGACCATTGAGGAGCTAAACCATTTTCGGCAGAACATGCCCGAGNTATTGTTCAGCATGTATTTCCGTAATCGGTGGGAGGATGCGGCAGGGTCTTTGTTCCCAACCGAGAAGGTGAGAGAGATGAGCGTGTGTGGGCTTGATGGAGCCCCGGGGGTGCCTACCCCGGAGCTTACAAATGCCGTCAAGCAAATTCGGGAGCTTGAAATAACCCGCAATAGCTACGTCAAGGGGAAGGTCGATCTCTTAGCGGTAAATAGGGAGATAGCTGCCATAGAGCAGCGCCTTTATCCGGTGGTGAGGCTTTACAAGATGCCTGCTACCAGAGAAGCCCTTGAAAAGATAGGGAAGGTATACGGGTGCAATTTTGTGATAGGCGTAGGGTTGGACAGGGCCCAGAGACACAGTAAGCATTACGGCAGAACAGTTATGAGCTGTGTGGCTCGTGGCGCCCTTTCCGCAGAAACGAGCTTGTACTTCGTGTTGGATATCTTTATCCCAACAGAGTCTACCTTGCCGGTCCTTGCGGAGAAATTTCTTGAGTGGTCTCGAGAATACGGGTGGATTGACAAGGTAGCGGTAGAGACCTATTCGAGCCAGGATTTCTATGATTGGGTATCTGACAAGGCCCTCGCAGCGGAATTTTGCACGCCATCCTTTCAGAAGCAGAAACCAGTATTTTTTACCATGAGCAACATCGTTGACAACGGGTATCTTAAATGCCCGCCGGTGCCTTACTATACGGATGAAGACGGGAAGCTTTATAGAGGCTTCACAAACAAGGAAGATGTCTTTATGGAAGAGCTCGACATGTTTAATTATATCCCCGGGGTAACAGAGAAGACTGGAACCTTCGGCTCTCCAGAGAAAAACAAAAAGAGTGGAGTCCAGGACGATACTGTATATTCGGTGGCGTGGGCGATCTATGCCACTCATGGCGAGGATTTGGTCCCGGCACATAGAGGAGGGGGATCAGGCATAATAGCGGCTATCGTAAACAGTGATGTCGTGGGGGACTACCACTGATGACAAAAACTTGTTTGGAATGTAGTAAGCGGGACAAATGCCAAACACTTTGTGGGGAACTGGAGCAGGCGGCCGGCGCACCGGATGGCGAGGATACCTATCTGGTGTTTACAGAGGAGCCAAGAGAGCACCTGGAGGAAGGCTCAGATGGATTCTACATCTCCCGGATACCGGATAAAGATGCGCGGCTGGTAAGTCTTTATGACACTCTTCGTCCGCTTCAAGCGCTGGACGATCTGCAAGCCGCTGCCATTTTCATACTCATGAATTACTTCGGCGCAACCAAAAACGATATTTGCAAATTATTTAAAATCGGAAACAGGAGGGCGAATGTCATCATCCAGCGAACTAAGGGAACATTGGCGTCTTTTCAGGATTGCGAGGATGTACCGGAACCAGGGAGAGATTATTGATAGGATCTCTGCAAACAAAAAGATGAACTGTCCGAGATGTAGAGCCAAGATGTTGTGGAATGACGACTATTTTTACTTCTATTGCCCTACCAGAAAATGCAACTATAACGAACGTGTGGACCTCCATAAAGATGTGCGGCCGAGGTACATGCCGCCCTCTGGTAGCAGATACTGGCTTGAGACTGTTTCACCCCCGCGCTGGTTTTACGCCGAGTGTTTTTGAGTTCCTTCATGCGGAAGCGCCATAAATCCTACAACTATTTAAATTAAAAGATATTTTTATAGACGCAGCGCAGGCTGGGAACAGCGAGAGTGCCAAAAATGCTCAGCTTTAATATATAGGGGGAAACATTGGACTACAAACCTGACGAACTTTTTTCAAAAGCTCAGTGGGATACCATATGCAAGACGGATCCTACCTTTACACAGTTTCGTTCTGCGAGCCATTGGCAGGGCGGGTACGATACTGCTAAAGTTTATTTCGCCGATGACCCCCTTGCCGAGATTTTAGGAGCAACATCGAAGGACGGGAAGGGGCAGTCTCCCAATTGGAGGGAGCTTCAGAGGAAGTGCTGGGAACTTTATAGGACCTTTGGGCCAATAAGCGCCGCCGTTAATTCTAAGGCCGATTACACAGTGGGCCACGGTTTCGGCGTGTACTCTCCGAATCTCGAGGTCAATCTTTGGCTTAAAGATCTTTTCTACTCCTATCGGAACAAACTCTACTCCACTCTTACCGGCTGGACAATCAGAATGCTTGCGGAAGGTGAGCTGTTCGTATTGCTTGCTTTTGACGAAGAAGGGAAAGCCACATTAAGGCTTTTGGAGCCTGAGAGAATGGGGAAGGGCACGAAGAAAGACGGGCTCCTTACCAATCCTGATGACAGCACCCAGACGCTTTTTTATGAGCACTTCTACGACAAGCAGAATAGTGAGCTGATACCTGACATAAACATAGCTTTCAATCCCGAGCTTCTCAAAGTGGCCAAGCAGGTTGAGGGTTACAGTGATGAGAAGACAATAAGATCCCGTGTCCCCGGGGGGAGGTTTAAGACCATCGGGGGCTTCCGCAGGTTCGTCCTGCATTGGAAGAACTTGACCGGGATACTTGAATACAGGAGAGATCTTTCTGTCATATCAACCGTACTCGAGGCCATACACCTTTACTGGAGCGCCATT